ATATACCGATACTCGGACTAAAATCGCTTTTCTCTGGTAGGGGCTATACTCCCGCCCCCAGGGAGTCGCTGTCATATATTAGGCAGCAGTCGTGCGGGTTAGGTCAATCAAGGACCCAGCTCGCTCAACACCTACACCGTACACCGTGTAAAGTACGGTCTTCCAACCGATGTAGTCAACCGAGTACTCCATCTCAAAGGTCGGAGCCTTCTGTTGCATGAGAGTAATCGCGGACTTGTGGAAGAACAAGTTGTGGCCATTGGAAGCTGCTACCGCAACGTTACCGGAGTGGTAGAAGTCCAACCCATAGACAGTCCCGGTGAAGTCAGTGCTGCCGTCTACAGCCTTACCGGTCTTACCGGTCTGGTCGTAAGCGACGTACTTGTTTACACCCAGTAAATCGGTCTTAGTATTGTGGCCGATTATACCGTACCGCTGACTGGACGGAGTGTTAGCAGTATCAAACGTGCTAACGACCGACAATATGTCAGCGTCATCTATGGTTGCTCCACCGGATACGGTAGAGCCAGCACTAGCGTAGAGTGCCATCAGGTCGGTGTCAACCTGGCGAGCCAGGGCTTCAGCCATACGGACCTGGAAGGCAGCACGCAAGTCGTAGCTAGACTGAATTTTTGCGATGTCTTCAATCAGGACTGCGACGTAGTAGTGCTTGTCAACGTTCAATGTAACTGGTGCGCCTTCAGGGCTGTCATAAGTAACAGCAGTGGAAGCGGCCTTGGCACGGGCGTTCACGCCAGCGACGAACGGAATGTTCAATGTGTCGCCACCATCGGCTACTAGAGCCGAGCGGTCTTGTACCAGCTTTGCAGCTTGCAGGACTTTGTCAAAGGGTTGTGAAATCTCGCGGGTCCATTTTTCTTGGATATATTGCGAGTTCTGGGCAATCGTACGTGTAACGTTAGACCCAGTGGTAGGGTTAGCCATTGGAATGGTCTCCTGTTTATTTTAGTTAGAATAGAAAACTTAAGAAGGTAGAACTTGTGCGAGGTACGCATCTAGTTCTTCGTCAGACATCTGTTCTGGCGACTTACTGAGGTCAAGTTTCTTACTACTACCGCCGGGGCGTAACCCGGTTTTAGCAACCTGTTTCTTAACCGTCGTGGTGATTTCGCGAGCTTTTTGAGAAGCCAGGTCATTCACCAGCGCGAAGACAGTGTCAACGAAGCTAGAATAGCGGATATTAGGGTTCTGCACGCGTTGTGTCTGCGGGTCAAACCCGGACAATTGCAGATACAGAAGGTTCACATCAGTCGCAGCTGCTTCCTTAAAATCAGGACTTTCGGGGTCCAGTTGTGGATACTTTGCTTCAACGCGTGGCGCATCTATTTCCAAACGGGTCATGAATTGCATGGACTTGGCTTGCTCTAGACCCTCATTGAAAGAGGTTGCAGCGACTTTCTCCCGGTCATCTTTCAACTTTTTGAGGGTTTCCTCATCGGTTGCAAGTTCCTTGTCGTAGTCTAATGCATCCTTAACTTCCGGTTTCCCTGGGTCTTCGGGCTTGCCATATTTACCGAGTAGGTCTTTGACTCGCATCTGCTCCCGGTGTGAGATGGGACCGTCTTTCTTGTCCTTGGGCTCCGGCTTCTTGGATTTATCATCCTTATCGTCGGCATCCTCTTCTTCATCTTCCTCGGGGGTATCGCTAGCGTCGTCCTCTTCGGTATCCTTGTCTTCAGACTCTTTGGACTTATCGTCAGCTTCGTCTTCAGCGTCATCTTGGTCCTCTGGATTTTCGTCCACAGGCTCCTCTGGTTCCTCACCAGTGAGGATTTTATCCAACTCCTCATCCGTTAGGGTTGATGGGTCGGGCAAATCATCCATGATGTTTCTCCTTTTATTTTACTGACCACGTTCGCCGTTTGGCTGGCTCGGTCGGCTCCTTAATTTGTGTCTGACCTCATATTTGTTTAGCGCCTGGTCGGCGGTGCTATACCATAATCATAACAGCTTTTTAAAGGTAGGCAAGCCCTTCTTGTCTACGCCGGTCAATATATAGTTCGGAGGGATGCGCTGGGTCATCGGCCCGAAATCGGTCTCAAAGTATAATTCGTTACCCCGGAGCTGGAAATTACGAGGATTACCACTCTTCAATTGTTCAGAGAGTGGGTTCTCATAAGTATCCGTAACACCATGGGGTAAATGCGATGGGCGTGCTACTCCATGACGGTCATAAAAACTAAGTTCTTTTTCGTCGGGCAGCTGCATCTTTTACCACCGTGTCGGCTTGTTCGTAGGCATCTATGATGCTCTGTAGCTCACGGATAATCTCGTTGGCTGCCAGCCAGCGCCAACCACGTTCTTCATTCGGCAGGTCAGCTACAGCTATGGCAGTTCCATTAGGTCCGGGGATATATTGTTGCCAGAACACAATCCGCCCCTTTATGACATCCCGCAGTGTCTGGAATTCCCTAGTTTTAGAGAACCGGGCCATATTGGCTTCCCGGTTTAAATCATAATCCGGAACTTGCGTTTCCGGTAGTTCGTTTATCGGGTCGTCGCCGACAATCCCATGCTGTGCTCCAGCCATTGTTCGCTCCTTATAGTTTATGGACAGCGTCTGCTGCTGACGCTATTGTAGCATCATTGAAGGCATGTCCACTACCGGTCACTGTGGGCTCCGGTGTCTCGGTAGGGGCAGCTTCCCCTGGTTTAACACCAGCCGTTGCCGGGTGACCGTGGATAGCTTCAGCTGCAGCGGCAATTTCCGGGTCCATGAAAGCGTGTCCACTAGAAGTTACGGTCGGTGCTTGTGGAGCGGTAGCTGCAGTATCGGCTTTATCTGGGTCAGAGTGGTCAATCATGGCTTGGACAAAATTAGGGGCTGGCTGGAAACCCATGGCAATGAGAATTTGGTTCTTAACCCACCAATCGTCGGTGTTCAAGTACAGGCGACCGAGGTCAGCACTTTCGTGTATCTGACCATTCGGCATCTGGATGGTCGGCCTTTGTTGCTGTTGTTCGGCCTGGAGTGATTGCATTTTAGCTTCGGCACTGACTTTGGGGTCAAAAGAGATGAAGGCCGAGGCACCGGGTATGCCGGTAGCATCTTCATACTGCTTCATTATTTTATCCCAGTGGACGGTGATACCAGGGTCTTCCATGATGATGTTCTGAAACTTGCCTATAGTGCTTAATAATTCCTCTATGGCTTGCGCTATTGCCTGCTTGTTCTGTTTCATGGTAGAGTCAGGGTCTATTTGGAAGCGAAGTTCTACACCTTGTAGTTTCTTGGGGTCTACAGTCAAATCAGCTGCCGTGTTACTGGCGTTGAGCTTTATCTTTCCCTTGAAGATATCTTCTAAGTCGGTGTATCCGGCGTTGACAATGTCTTCAATATCCTTAGCGAACAAGGTGACCGGGATTTCCTCGGTACCGATGTTTACTATTAATGAGTAGAAACACTCGGTTAACTGTTTGATGGCGTCAATCAAGTGTCGGCGCTCGCTACCGTCTCTGGTAGCTTCCTTGTCAGAGTACAGGTTTATGGCCTGCGGGGTTTTACCCTGTGAAGGATTGAGAGCGGCCCCCGCAGCGATAGAAGCGTTCTGGCTACCGTATAATGACAGTAATGAACCCGTTAAAGCATCTTGGGCAGCCTGATACGTCGCCAGACCGGCTGTACTGGTCTCCAGACGGCGAATACTATTTGGTATCGTCTCCAACATTACCGAGCCTTCTCGGTAGTCTAGCGTGTGCTTTATGGTCCCGTTGGCATTCGCCACCAGAGGAGGTATCAAGTTCATCTTGATACCCTTGAAGTAGAAGTTAGTTAGGCCATCACGGGCGAATTGCAGCGGTTTGGCCCGCTGAAAGTCACCCAGACCGTAGAATGAGTCAAATAATGGTTGAGAATACTTAATAATGAATGGAATACGACTGTTTTTGTGCGGATTTTCCAAATCACGGACACAGACATAGCCATGGTCGGGCGCAAAAGTCGTCCAGTGACCATCCGGACCGGCTTCATAGCGGGTAGCCAGTAAAATACCCTTTTTTTGGGCCTGTGGAGTGCGTTCTCGGACCACTTTAGAGTCTTTAACGGGGTCAGGATTGGTAGACTGGTCGGCAACTTGGATTAAAAGCTTCAGTGCGTCCACATCCCAACCGGAGTCATCGTAGGAGTTGTCTGGTTGGCTAGGGTCGCTATCATCACGATGGGCACCCAGCTCATCGCTGCCTTTATCATCATCCTTACTGTCCCCACCGCCTTGGATATCCTTTAAGACATCCTGCAGGTAACTCTTGGAAACCCAAGTCAGAGCGGTAACATACTCCATATCGTTGATTGAGGAGCGACCTTGCTGTGGTATGAGGTTACGTGGGTTCCAGAGCCAGCAATCTGGTCCAACATATCCAGAAGGGCTAACATTCCAATCGTAGAACATAGGCATATACCCGTAGACGGATGAGTAAAACTGCCACATGTTGAGTTTTTCAAGGAAGGAGTGTTGGGCATTGGCATTAGGGTATATCCACTTCTGCCGCAAGATGTCCATAAAAGCGGCTTTACCGATGTCAGACCGTCCGGCAGGCTCGGTAACCCCGTCAGGCAGTTTGGCGATGACCCGGTCGGCTCGTTCTTTGGCTAAAGTAGTGGCATAAGAGTCAGTAATCTTGGAGCCATCTATGGAATTGGAGACAGTATCGTAGACATTGCCCATCAGCATGGCTTCGTAGGCATCAAATGAGGTTATGTAGTTGCGGTGAATATCCCAGTCAGAAGAATAATCAGTTTTATAGCGATACTGCATAGCTTCCGGTATGTCAAATTTGCGACTTTGGGTGGTAGTTTCGCTATATTCCGAGGAGTTTTGTGCCATTTTTACGCCTTTTTTGTGTGATTTCGTCTATCTACCGCTCATTATACATCAAAGTAAGCCATAACTATTGAATTCTTTGACCACTGACGAGTTAATCGGCTTGTTATCGGTTGGATGGCCATACTTGAAGAACAGTTCCAGATAACGTATAGCATCCGGTGCATCATCGTATTTCTTTTCCGGTAGTTCCGAGGGGTGCCGGTTCTGCTTGATTTCTTTATATCGGTAGTGCGTCCAGTCATATATAGTGCCTTTGCAGTTAGCGGCCACGAAATAGTTGGGCTTCGGTTCACCGACAATCTGAATTTTCGGACGCAACCGCTTTTGGAGCAATCCAATACCACTTACAATGGAATTTTGCTTTTTGGGTGAAGGGATAACTGGAAACCCACGACTTTGCATGTATTCAATAAGGTCTGGACGAGCGCTATCAGCGACGATACCTGTGAGGAGTCTATCTCCCATCTTAGTTCTAATTTCTGCACAGAGGTCGTCAATCTGAACTCCGGTGCCGTGAATTTCGTCCCACTGGTACCAAATATCGTCTCTTGTAATACGGATAAAACAGGCTGCCATTGGGTGTCCTTCGGCAAATCCAAAATCAAGTGCAATGTATTCTGTGCCTTCACTCGGTACATCCTCCGGTTTTATTACGTGTATCTTTTTGTCAAACATGCCGTAAACGGCTCCTTGCTGACTAAAGGGTATCAGTTCTGTTTCCTGAAGGAAAGCCCCCATCTTACCTTCCAGTTCAGCCTGTTGGCGGTCCGCTTCAATAACTTCCGGTAATATGAGGGGGTTCTCACGCCAGGTAGCCTTAGAATAATACCAATCCCCGAATTCCCGTGGACGACCCGGAATGAGACTACGTTGGTAGGAAGCCTCAGCGTTGTCCTGCATCTCAATCCATTCGTCATCTGACTT